TACTTAAAATAATATCTTTGTATAGTATATAGAATGGAAAAGGCAAAAGAAAAACCACCAGAGTTTTTCAAATCCATTAAAACTTCGCTTAAAAGTGTATTGAAGCATCCCGAAATCAATACAAAAATACTAAATGATGCTGTTGTGAAATCTAATAAGATTGTTATTCATACTTTACAATTTCTTAAATTGTATTTGTTGGATTATTACGAAAATAATTCACAAACATTACCAGACATAAGCAAAGAGTTAATAAATAACTCTATGAAAGTTGTTTGCGGTGAGAAAGCCGAAAAAAGAGGCAAACCGGCAAATAAAGAAACAATCGAATTGAAAGATACACTCATATCATTTTTTAACCAGCACTATTTACCACTTACACAGAATGACCGAATTGATTATGCTGGACTGAATACTATTTTAGATTATTTGAAAGAAGATGTTATCACGATGTATAAGAACAACATACAATTACATTATGTAGAATATGTAGAGCGATATGTAAACGTTGTTTGGAAAAAGAAAATGATTGTTGATAAGATACGAAAATTAGACAAAACACAAAAAGAGCGTGAAGCGCGAGTAAGAAACCTTTGTAGTGAATTACGCAAAATCAAAAATGATTTATTGAATATGGATGGAAACCCATATCAATCCAGTCCTCATTACCATACCTGGATTACAGAACAAAAACATAATATATTACCCAGAAAAAAGAAATACGAAAAGAATAGCATTTACTATGATTTGAAATGTTCGCCCATGGATTATTTTCCATGTATGATTTTTATGATGAAACGAGTTGAAAATGATGGTGAAAGTGTAAATAACGTATTTCCTCTACGAAGTGAAATTGCACCAAAATACATACGATTAGATACAACTACATTAGTTAATTTATTATTGAGAAAGGAACATGGAACAAAAGCATTTTACAAAACAAAGGGAGAATTAAAAAAGAACGAAGATAAAATATGGGAGTTCTTTTTTAGAACAGAACGTAAAATGTTTTGCAAAACTGGGTATTCGTTTCATCATATGGTTTCTACTGATGGCGTTGCATTAAGCATTTTATTTTTGCGCAATGATTTGGTTGGTAAGAAATTACCTATGATGAAGAATGGGATAGCAAGAGAATTATATATTGATGAATTAGATGATTATTCCGCTTTGCAAAATAAGACAATTGTGGGAATCGATCCAGGTAAAGACGATTTGATTTATTGTGTAGACAATGCTTCCAAAGATGCAAATGTATTTCGGTATTCACAAAATCAACGAAGAAAGGAAACCAAGCTGAAAAAATACAACAATATCATTCTCGCTATGAAAACTAATAAGATTGAAGGGAAGACAATTATAGACTATGAAACCGAATTATCACATTTCAATCGTAAATCGCTACAAATTACAAAATATAAAGAATATATACGAGAAAAGAATAGAATAAACCATATTTTGTTTCAGTTTTATCGTAAGGAATTATTTCGTAAGTTGAAATTTGGTAAATACATCAATATCAAACGCAACGAGCAAAAAATGATTAGTAATTTTAGGAAGATGTATGGTAATCCAGAAGAAGTTGTGATTTGTATTGGAGATTGGGAACAGAGAAAACAAATGAAATTCAAAGAACCAACATTAGGAATAGGAATACGGACATTGTTTAGAAAAAATAATTATAAAGTATTTTTGGTTGATGAATTTAGAACCAGTTGTAAATGTTCTAATTGTAATGGTGGAGTATGTGAAAAGTTTAGAGTCATGCAAAATCCAAGACCGAAACCAAAGAAAGAAATAAAATGCGATGAAATGCGGTTAATTCATGGACTACTACGCTGTAAGAGCGGTTGTGGGTTGTGGAATAGAGACCGCAATGGTTCATCAAATATCTACAAAATAGCAGATAATGCGATAAATAATGTAGAAAGACCAAGTTATTTATGTAGAGAAACAAGTAATCAAGGCACTTTACCGAGTGTCTATAACCAAACTTTATGCAGGTATGAAAAGACCCAACTTTGACTTATTTTTTTGGCATTAAATGTCTCAAATTAAATGTTAAAGGGTATAAAAATTATGATGTATTTATTGTAATACATCATATGACAACATTTTGCGATATAATATACAGGAAATATATTCTGGCCAATCCACAACATGCAGAATTCTTAACATTTGACTATATTACCAGTCCCCAATATTTTACAGTCAATCTGCAGATGGTGAGCAGTCTTTGCCGCGATACCATTTATGTATTATATTCCATATTTATATCGATTTATCTTCATGCACGTGCGAATTATGTAAGCACGAAGTATGCATATATTAAAAATACGTTTGACAACCCGTTTTACAACTCCGAACAAAAAGCCGAATTTATCAATATATTTCGGGGAGCGCAACGCCTCTATCGAGCGCTATGTAATTTCGCATATAAATGGAAATGGAATCGAGCCACATATGCAATCAAACACGATTTATTGTTGAACCCCATTGAACCCGACCAATATTTTGTGTTGCCATTACTGCATTCTGGGAAAAAATACTTGTTCACGAAAAGCGACCTGACGAATATTGTTGAAACCGCGTTAACCCATTCTCCGTATATTTACGCAGAGCCATTACCGATTAAGAATCCATACAACAATTTGGTATTCGACAAATCTCATTTGTATACGATTTATTTCTTTATGAAACATCGCATGTTTACATTGCCGACCATTTTTCATCAATATTTCCTGCATAATTTTCATTTGAAATTGTTTCGGGATAATAACGAGGCGCTCATTCGAAAAATGCATATCAATTCGATGATAAAGACAAATAACACGACCATTCGGCGACGGGATATAAACACAATGATTCGCCATTACAACGATAGTTGTATTAGTACAGCCAAAAAAATATATATTGACCCGGATTTCCCAAATGACGTATTATTTCGAGCGATGACACCGTATTTGCATTTGTTTTATACTTCTACGTATGCACTGGACATTGCTGAAAAGGGTAGTGCAATGAACAATTTACGATATCAATTATCGAGGTTTCATAAAATATCACCTACATTTGGCCGCAAATTCATTAAAATGCGATTTGGAAAATCGAGGTCACAACCGCTAGAATATGTATACGACATGCGATATGCACAATATATAACACTGCCATTTTCGAAGAATTATGATACATGTCATACCACCATCATTGAGGACAATGAAGATGAAGAAAAAGAATCGGGAATGTCATTTTATCCAATGTTGCCACACAGTACACTGATTCCGCATATAGACGACGACGATGACGATGACGATGATGATGACGCTCGCAATAATATCAATGATGACGATGATGACGGTGGTAATATTAACCCTCATATTGCGAACAATAATCACGACGACGACGACGATGATGATGATGCTGACGCAGAAACACTAAGCATGTTACGCGACGCATATGAACATGGTGACAGTGATGGTGACAGTGATGATGATGCTGACGCGGTCCATGAATCGAGTACGGAAGAGGACTCGGTTCATGAGAATGATTTGGCTATACATATGGAAATCGCAACATCCGGTTCAAATACAGAAGATGACAGCGATTGATTTGTGTGGACCTACCATTTTGTTTTCTTCACATTGATAGTTTGTGCGCTCTTCTTTTTGGATTTACTTGGGTCATATGCCTCATCTTCGTCATCTGACCCCATATTTTTAGATATTTCCCAAAATTCCTTGGATCCCAAACGAAAAGTTGGATGATTTTCGGCCTTGTACCAAAATATCTGGTCATTCAGTTTGTTCGATTTCGCATTGTTGTTAATGACCAAACATTCGAAGTTCTCGGTGCACTGGTCCATAACCGCACAAAATGATTCCAATGTGGGAAACATACTCGCATAATTTTCCCATATACGTTTGCGGTTGGTCAAATAAGGTTCTCGCAATATAAACACATAATCGATGTTTGTACGCAGATTCGGTGGGATACCCAACGGATATTGCATGGTAATAATAAGCATGATTTTCCAATGACGACCATTCATAAATAACAGTCTCATCATTTTATCGCGAGTCCATGATGCATCATACAAACAATCATCCAAAATAACAAATGCTCTTGGGTCGATTGTTGTACGCTTATATGTTTCGATTTCCTTATTTACCTGTTTTAACACCGTTTTTTGTCGGCGTAACACATTCTCAATGAGAACCGAGTTGTATTCTTCATGAATAAATAGTTTAGGTACATGAGAAGCATAAAATCCATTACCGGCTTCTGTCCCGGAAATAACTGTGCCTATTGGGATATCCTGGTGATAAAATAAGAGATCTCTGACTAAAAATGACTTACCCGTATCACGGCGCCCAATCAACACCACCACTGGGCCTTTATTTTCATCGGGTTTAAACGTGATCTCACGCAT